CGGCTTTCGCCGGAATCGAGCGCCGAGCCAGGGCGGTGGAAAACCTCAAAAGCTGAATATCAGCGCGGCATCATGGATTCGATCTCCGATCGGCGAATCCACACCGTGGTGGTCAAATCATCGGCACAGATCGGAAAAACCGAAATCCTGCTCAATATCGCCGGCTACTATATCGACCAAGACCCGGCGCCTATGCTTTTCCTGCAACCCACCCAGTCCATGGCCCTGGCCTTTTCAAAAGACCGCCTGACCCCTGCCTGCCGCGACAGCCCTCGCCTTGCCGGCAAGCTGGCCGATGTGAGAGAGGAGACGGGCGCCAGCAAGGCGACCAAGAAGGGCTCCACCCTGCTGCAGAAAGTCTACCCGGGCGGCCATATCAGCCTCGCCGGCATGAACTCGGCCTCGGAGCTGGCCTCCAGGCCCGTGCGGGTGGTGCTGATCGATGAAGTCGACCGCGCGCCGGCCAACGTCGGCGGCCAGGAAGCCGGCGAAGGAGACCCCGTTAGTTTGGCTAGAAAACGCTCTCAAACCTTCTGGAACCGGAAAACAATCCTGGTGAGCACGCCCACGATCGAGGGGATGTCACGTATCGATGATGAGTGGCAGGAATCCGATCAGCGCAAATTCTATGTGCCTTGCCCGCACTGCGGCGAGCCCCAGGTGCTCGAGTGGAAGCATGTGAAATGGCCTCCAGACGAGCCCCAAAAAGCCCAGTACTGCTGCCAGACCTGTGGAGCATTGTGGTCCGACACACAGCGCTGGAAAGCGGTCGGGCAGGGTGAATGGCGAATAACCCGGCCCGAAGTTCTGTCAATCGCAGGGTTCCACATCAACGAACTCTATTCACCTTGGTCCAAGTTGGGCGATATGGCCACCGCTTTTGTCATCGCCAAAAGGGGTGGCCCTGAACAGCTGAAGACTTGGGTCAATACTTCCCTGGGCGAGTGCTGGATCGATGAAGAGGGCGAGACGGTCAGCTGGGAGATGCTCCACGCGCGGCGCGAGGACTACCCTCACAGGGATAAGGTCCCTGACGGGGTCACCGTGCTGGTGGCTGGCGCCGATGTCCAGGATAACCGGATTGAGTATGAGATCGTCGGTTACGGCGCCGGCGAGACTTCATGGGGGATCAAGTATGGCGTCCTGGTCGGCGATCCCGGACAGCCGCAATTCTGGGGTGCCTTCAAGGCCGCGATGACTGAGGAGTTCACGCATCCAAGCGGGCAGGAACTCAAAATTTCCATGGTCTGCATCGATTCGGGTCACTTCACTGACCAAGTCTACGCTTTCTGCCGTGACGCGGGTATTCATTGGGCTATTCCTGTGAAAGGGTCATCTGAGTACGCCCGTCCGATCGCGAAATTTCCACGCAAGCAAGGCAAGGATACCCGAGTCTATCTGACGATTGTCGGCACCGACACCGCCAAGGAATTGATCTACTCACGCTATAAGATACGTGACCCTGACGTGGAGGGGTACTGCCATTACCCGATCTCCGAGGATTATAACGAGACCTATTTCCAGCAGGCTACGGCGGAAAGGCGGATCCGAAAATATCGCAAGGGGACCGCTTTTTTCGAGTGGGATGCTGGCTACAGAAGGAACGAAGCGTTAGATTGTCGGGTATACGCGCTCGCTGCGCTTAAAATATTGAGGCAGAATTTTGGGTTGAAGGTCGGGAAACTGAAGCCGCGCAAGGATAGGATTGAAGACCGTGATGTCATCAACGACGCAGACCCGAAGCGTTCGTACCGTAACCGGCCGATCGAACAGCCGAGATCACAGAAAGCGCGCCGCAAGCCCTCCGGGTGGTCCGGCGTGCGAGGGAAATGGTGATGGCCTGGACAAAAGAAGATCTTGACGCCCTGGAGGCTGCGATCAAAAGCGGTGTGCAGGAAGTGGATTACCCAGGCGGGCAGCGGATCAAGTACCACACGCTGAACGACATGCTCAAACTGCGTCGGGCAATCATTCTGGAAATCAATTCCACGGCAGGCGGCAAAGCCTATGCCCTGGTGGACTTCCGACGATGAAATGGATGCAGAAAATCTGGAATCGTTACGAGACGACGACTCCATCAAGAACGCATGACATCGGCCGGTCTACCGGCGATGGCGACCGTCCCATCGGCATGGCCGGCAAGACATTGCGCGAACAGGCGCGATTTCTCGAAGAGAATCATGATCTGGTCAACGGCATTCTGACCGTACTGGTCAATAACACGGTGGGGCCAGAAGGCATCACGGTGGAGCCACTGCCGCGCAACGCTGACGGGTCCGTCAATCGCGATCTGGCCGATGAATTGTCCCTACTCTATGACGACTGGTCGAGGCATCCAGAGGTCACAGGGGAGTACACCCGCCCGGCCATGGAGCGACTGCTCGCGCGCTCTTTGTACCGAGACGGAGAGGTGTTTGTCCAACACCTCTCCGGGCGGGTGCCATTCTTGCAGCACCGCACGCAGGTGCCCTATAGCGTGGAGATGCTCGAGGCGGACATGGTCCCAATGGACCACCCGGACAACGTCCAACACAATAATTTTCAGGGCGTGATCAAGAACAATTGGGGTCAGCCGATAGCCTATCAGGTCTATATGCGTCATCCCGGCTCGATCAAGGCGTGGGATACCCAGCTCAAGGAAGTAAAAGCCGATAGCATGCTCCACGCCAAGCTGGTCTCACGAGTCGGGCAGACGCGCGGCGTGTCACTTTTCGCCTCGGTGCTCAAGCGGCTCAACGATCTGAGAATGTACGAGGAATCCGAGCAGGTAGCGGCGCGCATGGCGGCGTGCCTGGGGCTTTATATCAAGAGGGGCAACCCTGACCTGTATGTGCCGGGCAATGAGGAGGAAGGCGACGATCGACTGTTCGAGATGGCGCCGGGCATTATTTATGACAATCTACTGCCTGGGGAAGAGATCGGCGATATCAGCCCGAACCGGCCGAGCCAGCTTCTGCAGCCGTTCCGCGACAGTATGCTCAAGGCGGTCAGTGCCGGCGTGAAGGCCAACTATTCCACGGTCTCCAAAGACTACTCCGGGACGTATTCCTCGCAGCGCCAGGAACTCTCCGACTCGTATGTGAACTACGGCACGCTGCAGGCTGACTTTGTGAACCAGATTTGCAGGCCTATGTGGGAGCAGTTTCTCGCCTCGGCATTGATGGCCAAATTGATCCGCGTTCCGGACAGCCTGGACGAGCGCACGCTATACGATGCTACATTCCGCGGCCCTGTTCAGCCGTGGATCGACCCGGCCAAAGAGGCGTCCGCCAACCTGATCCAGGTGCGTGCCGGCTTTAAATCCTTGTCCCAGGTGATCCGGGAGCGTGGGGAGAATCCACGCAGAGTACTCGCTGAGATTCAGCGAGAGCGCGAGGAGGCTGAGGAGATGGGCATTGAATTGTCCAGTTTTGCGTCTACTGACGATACCAACATGGGAGGCACAGGTGATGATTCTGGCCAAAGCCAAGGGCTTAGAACTCAAGGTAACAAAGACGACGATTCAGGGTCAGGCAGTGCCTCGGGGAGAGCTGTACGTCTACGGTGACATTGTCAGCGAAAAATGGTTCGAGGGTGACGTAGCGCCTGCGGATGTCGTTAATCTGCTCAACGAGATGGCGTCCCTGCAGGTCTCCGACATCGATGTCTATGTCAACTCGATGGGTGGTTCCGTATTCGCAGGCACTGCGATCTATTCCGCGCTCAAGCGCCACCCGGCTGCAATCAATGTGCAGGTCGACGGCATCGCTGCTTCGATCGCGTCGGTGATCGCGATGGCAGGCGACCTTATCAGCATTGCCGACGCCGGCATGATCATGGTGCATTCGCCCTGGTCTGTCGCGATGGGCAATGCCGCTGAACTGCGCAAGCAGGCTGACGTGCTGGATCAGGTGGAGGTCTCGATGAGAGAGGCCTATATCAACCGAACCGGCATCGATGAGAAACAATTGGCCCAAATGTTGGCTGATGAGACCTGGATGACGGCAAAAGAGGCCGTAGAGCTTGGTTTTGCCGATGAAATCGTGCAAGTTACAGACGTAGCGGCGCAGTACGTGCCGGAAGACCGGTTTCGGAATACGCCAGAATGGTTGAAGTCCGGGAGCGATTTTAAAATTCCTTGTGAAACCACTGCATGCCGCCTGCAAGGCGCATCAGCGGACACATCAACTGGTACCGCGGAGGACGCAGCAATGCCCGATCCTATCGACATCGACACTCAGCTGAAGGCGGCGCGCGAAACCGCTGCCGAAGAGGCAAAAGCAGCCGCGATTGCGGAAGAGAAAGCCCGGAAAAAGCATATCAATGCCCTTTTTCTGCGCTTTCCCCAGCATGCGGACTTGCGCCAGGAATGCATGGATGACATGGACTGCACTATCGAGGCAGCGAACACTAAATTGCTGGATAAGCTGGCTGAAGGTGCGGGCCCATTGGGTGGTGCTTCTCGCATCGAGGATCTCGGCAGCGAGCACGAGAAATTCAAGGCAGGCATCGTTGATGGCATTTTGCAGAAAGCGCAGGCCAAGCCCATCGATGAGAGTAATCCCTATCGTGGCTTTTCGATGCGCGATGTGGCGCGCGTTTGTGCGGCCAAGCTGGGGCATCCGGTCGACCGGATGGGGACAGAGCAGATCATTCGCGCGGCCCTGACCTCGGAGTCGGATTTCCCGACCCTGTACGAGAACGCCATGCACAAGGTGCTGCTGAACGCCTATCGCGTCCAGCCGGACACGTGGTCCGAATTTATGGGCACCACCACCCTGGCGGACTTCCGGCCGCATAACCGCTATCGGATGGGAACCTTCGGCAACCTGCCGACGCTGACCGAGAATGGCGAGATTCCGCGCACCAATCTGCAGGATGCCGAGAAAGAGCAGATTAGCGCGGTTGAGCGCGGCATGATTTTCGATCTGAGCTTCAAGGCTATCGTGGATGACGACCTGGGCGGGTTGACTCGAGTCGCCACCCAGATGGGCCGGGCAGCGCGCCGGACGGTGGAGTCTTCCGCCTACGACCTGCTGATCTCCAACCCGACGATGGGCGACGGGGTCGCATTGTTCGATGCGGCGCACAACAACATGGCCGCGACAGGTTCCGAGATCAGCGTTGAGTCCCTCGGCGAAGCGCGGGCGGCCATGCGCCGCCAGATGGACCCGTCGAGCAATGAGTACATCGATCTGCTGCCGGCCGTGCTGCTCTGCCCAGTGGAAATTGGCGATCTGGCCCGCCAAGTCGTGGCGTCCGAGACTGATCCCAGTCAGACCAACAGTCGGGTACCCAATCCGATCCGCAACATGGTTCGCGTGATCGACACGCCCCGCCTGTCCGGTACCGGGTGGTACTTGTTCGCCTCGCCCATGGACACCGCTGTTGGCGAGGTCGGTTTCCTGAACGGCATGTCCGAGCCGGAAATGATGATGGAGGAACTGTTCGAGAGCCGCGGCGTGCAGTGGCGCGTCACTCTCGACTTCGGCGTCGCGATGCTCGAGTGGCGTGCAGGCTACTACAATGAAGGCGCCGCACCGGCCGCTCTGGGTGTTCAAGCGAAGCGGACCAACGGCAAGAAGTGATCCGAGCGGGGTGAAAATTTTTCGCCCCGCCGCCCAATATGAGGAATTAGAAAATGGCTACAATTTTTCACCAGAACGCGGGCGACGTTATTGATTGGGTCGCTGCTGCTGATGTGCTGGCAGACGATTTCATCGATGTCGGCGGAAAGTTGGGGATTGCGTTGAATTCCGGCGCCACCGGCGAGACGATCAGCGTCAAACTGACTGGCGTGATCAAAGCGGCTAAAGCCGCCGAGGCCCAGAATGCGGGGCAGGTCGTTACGGCCAACACGACGACCAATACGGTCGCCATTGCCGGTGGTGATATCGCTGCAGCCGGGGTGGTGATCCAGGATGCGGCTTCCGGGGACGCGACAGCCCTTGTCCGCCTCAACGCCTAAGTTACCTGGGCTGGTACAGGGCGCGATAGACTGGCTGACTCACACGGGTGAGGATGTTGTCTATCGGTCGGCGTTGTCCGGGCAGTCATCGACTGTCCGGGCGACGATCGAGCAGGATGTCACACTGCTCGATGACCAAGGCATGGCCACACGCGGGCTGGTTATCAACCTGAGCCCGCAGCAGGTACCTGTAATGAAACACCAGGATGTCGTCATCACTGCGTCTGGCACTCGCTATCAGATCGATGAGATTATCGACAGTCCCGGCTATTTGATGCGCGCCTTTATATCCCCGGAATGATATGCCGACCCGATCAGAAATCAGACAGCTATTCGCTGCTGCGATCAAGGATTCCCTGCCGCAGCTGCACGTCTTTGCCGGGCGCCATATCGATTATCTGCATGACGTACTGCCGGCAACCATCGTGTCGTTTGACTCTGTCGCGGTGGAGCAGGATATGGCGGATCAGTATCGCTATTCCGGCACTATCACGGCGATCGTGGTCTCGGCCACGCCGGACGATGATGACCTGGACGGCCTGATCGACGCCATCATTCCTGCCGTGCAGGACCGTATCCGCACGATGGTGCCCGGAATGGGCTGTCAGCTGATTGAGATTGCCTATAACCGGGAGTTCGATCCCGGAGTCGCCGCCGGGGTGGTGACGTGGCAGGTAGATTACGGTGACTAACTACTATGATTCCATGCGCCCCGGGATCCGGGCGCTGCTGCGGTTAGAATCCGACCTCGAATATTTTGAGCGGGTGGCCGGGCCCAAAGCCCGCGTACGCGCGCTCAACAGGCTGCGCGTCACGATGAAGGCGCGCGTGGCGCGGGAACTCTGGCAGAATCTGCGCTATCTGCCGCTGGTGGACAGCAAAGGCCGGAAAATCAGAGAGAAGAACATCCGCACGGGCGTGAAGCTGAAGCACATCCGCGACAGGATATTCACCAGCCAGGCCAACAAGCGGCGCCCGTTCACGCGACTCATTGTTTACACCACGCCCATTCCTGCGATCCGCCTCACCAGCTCATCTAAGGGCGGCACCACCACGACCAAAGGGCAGTTCATGAAACGCAAGGGTGGGAGACGTGCGGCTGGGCGCAGCAGCAAGCTGGGCGGGCTGAGTATTGGCGGCGTGATCATGCCGAACGCCTTCATTCAATTTTCGAAAAGAAACCAGACGTTTCACGTTTTTCGCCGGAATCAGCGCGCTACATGGTTGCCCGGCAAGAGCGGGTGGGACGTAAAACCCGGAAGCAATCAATTCGGCTTGCGGCATTCTTATGACACCGTTAAATTTGATATTCATGAAGCTGCAAACAAGCACACAGCAGCGGCGGTCGAGAAGGTGGTCCAGGAGCGCGCTGCGTTGGAATACAACCGAGCGCTTGAGCAGGTCGGTGCACAGCTCTTAAAATACGGGAGGTAACATCCATGACATCTACAGCAATTTCCGCGCAGGGGTCGACCCTGAGCATTGGCGCCACGCCGACGGCGATCGAGAACATGATTTCGTTCTCCGGGTTCGACGGGCAGGCCGCCGAGATCGATGTGACCAATCTAAGTTCCACGTCAAAAGAATACCTTGCCGGATTAACCGACCCGGGGTCATTCTCGTTCGAGTTCCACGCCAATTTCCTGACAGCGACAGCGGGGCAGGAATTGCTGCGCGCGGCCGCGTTGTCAGGAGCGGTCACTGATTTTACGCTGGACCTGCCAGACGGCACGTCATTGGATTTCCAGGCAGTGGTCCAGAATGCGTTGTCCACGTCGGGCGGTGTGGACGCGGCATTGAATGGATCAGCCAGCCTGCGAATCTCAGGTCCGATCACAATCAACCAACCCGTCTAAGGACACCCTATGCCTCTATTGACCCGGGAAGCCATCCTGGAAGCGGATGATCGACAATTCAGAGATGTGGAGGTGCCCGAATGGGGCGGCACCGTCCGAGTCGCTACCATGACAGGGCGAGCGCGCGATCGGTATGAAGCCGGTCTATACCAGGACCAGGGAAAGGAGACTACGTATGACAACCTGCGAGCGCGGTTTTTGAGTCATTGCGTGGTCAACGAAGCCGGCGACCTGATCTTTTCGGTAGGTGATCTGGAGGCGCTGGGGCAGAAGTCCTCTGCGGCACTGGATCGCGTGTTCAAAGTCGCGTCCGACCTCAATGGTACCTCTGCTGACGGCGTTGAGGACATCGCAAAAAACTGATCACCCAGCCCCACCGACAGAACTATTTCGCTCTGGCGGAGAGGCTGGGAATGACCGTACAGGAATTGCTGGTCAGGATGAGCAGCAGGGAAATTACCGAATGGATTGTCTATTTCAATCTGGACAAGTGGAAGGAGCATTTCGCTAAAAAGGCGAGAGAATCACAAACGCCAGACTCGGCGGTGGTGATGCAGACACTGTTCGGCGGCCGGAGGATCACTGATGGCAAACAGCAATAAAAAAGTCACTGTCAACGTCGCCGCCGATACCAAGCATTTTCGCGTTGAGATCAACAACGCGACCAAATCACTTGAGCGCTTCCGCCGGCAGACCGAGCAGGCCCACGGCTCGGGGCGTGTTATCTCGAATGCATTCCGCGGCATGGCTCGAGGCGCCGCAGCGCTCCATGGGCCGCTGGCGGGCATATCAGGTCGACTGTCTGCCATGGCTACGCTGCTGTCGAGCACAAGCGCTGCGTGGATTTCGTTTGGCACGGTTGTGTCGGCCGCAGCAGCTTCGGTCATCGATGGCCAGCGCAATCTCATGAAGCTGGAGCATCAGCTGGCGCGGATGGAAGGCGTGCTGACGGCTACAGGGCATGCCGCTGGGTTTACTGCCGAGCAGATTCACGATTTCGCGCGCAATCTGGCGCTCGATACGTTAACTGACACAAACTCTGTGTTGGATGCCGCCGCCGCACTCGGCACGTTCTCCACCATCACCGGGGACACGTTCAAAACCACCCTGAAGTTGGGCCAGGACATGGCCGAGGTGATGGGGACATCACTGCCGTCAGCCTCGATGCAGCTCGCCAAAGCCCTGGACAATCCAGTGCTCGGGCTTAACAGCCTGCGCCGGGCCGGTGTGTCGTTCAGTGAGCAGCAGAAGGAGATGATCAAAGACCTGGCTGAAACCGGCAGGCTCTTTGAAGCGCAGGATATGATCCTTGCCGCAGTAGCGGCTCAGCTCGAGGGCGTGGCCGAAGCGGTGGCAGCGAACACATCAGTGGGCGCATGGGATACGTTCACCCAGCGGGTGGGCGAGTTCAACATGGCTGTGGCCAAGCTGGTCAAGAGCAATGAAATATTCAAAGGCTTTTTCGATACCGTCAATGAAGGGCTGAGGCAGTCGGCGGAGTTCCTGGACCCGTCGCTAATGGTCGATGAAGACCTTAAAAAGGCGTGGGAAGAAGCCGGCAAAGATCTCCGAAACGCTTTTGCCATCAAAGAGCGGGACCAGGACAAATTATTGGCCGGATTCTCGGCGAATAAAAACTATGAAGCCGCTGTACTGCGCTTTGAGCAGTTGACCAAGGAAATCAACGCGCGGCGGAAAGCCGCTGCCGATGAAGCCGAGGCTGCTCGAAAAGGCGAGCAGATCAAAGAGGAGACTGCCGGCGAGCTTCGGCGCGCCTATCTCGAGAAGCAGGCCCGGGAAGTTGAAGCGGTGCTGATTAAGCACCAGCAAAAGTTGGCCTCCATCCGGTCTGGCACAGCAGGCTTGCAGGGTGATGAGTCCACCCAGAACGACCTCGAGCGTGACCGCGGGCTGGCGGCCATCGAGGCGGAACGGGCCCGGCTGGAAGAAAAGCGCTTGCTGGTGGAATCCACCGAGGAGTCACTCGGTGAGATGCGCACAGCGATCCTGGAGAAGCACACCGCGCGCTATAACGAAATCATCGCCGAGCGTAACCGCGAGGCGGCCGAGGAGATGATGTCGAATTATCAGGCGTTGCAGCAATGGGAAGACGCATACAACGAGGCGCGAGTCGAGGGTTATACTAACGCAGCCACTGCGATCGGGGATACGTTCAGCAGCCTGGGATCAATCGCCGAACGCGGCTCGCGCGCAGCGATGACATTCGCCGTGCTGGAAAAAGCCGCGGCTTCAGTACGGATCGGCGCCAATCTGGCAGTAGCGCTGTCAGAGGCGCTCAAGACGACGTACCCGGCCAGCATCGCCGCCTATGCCCAGGTAGCCGCACTCGGTGCTAGCATATTGGCGCAGTTCGCCAGCATGACCAAGGTCGGCAAGCGGGCTGCGGGTGGTCCGGTGCTTCCCGGAAATGAATATCTTGTGGGCGAACATGGCCCGGAACTGCTGCGCATGGGCACGCAGTCCGGGACCGTCGTGCCTAAAGGCGCCACCAACACGTCGCCCAACGTCAACGTGAATATCATCGAAGATGCGTCGCGGGGTGGGCAGGTGGAACAGAACGGCGATAATATCCAGGTGTTCGTTGCGGCCGCCATGTCGCACCTGAGCGACGAATTCGCTTCAGGGCGCGGGCTGTTTGCTGCGATGGAAAATAAATACGGATTGGCGCGATAATGGCGTTAGCAAACCCTACTCAGGACAGCATTGGCCAGCGATGCGTGGTGATGAAACTCGACGGGGACCACACCGCGAGCGATGTCTATTTTGCCATTCGCACTACAGGCCCGTATGCCGTCACCGATGGCGACATTATCCGGTCGGGCGCCGGCGCGGTAGCCACCGATTCACAGCCCAACATCAGCCGGGTTTACTCGCTGGCGGTGGGTCTCGACGCCGATACCACGCATTACTGGGGCGCCGTGAAAGATACGGGGAATGCGGTATTAGGGCAATTCGATACCAAAATAGCGCCGGAACCTGAGACGGGCGGCACAATACCCGGTGCGAGGATATTAGCATGAGTGTCTGGCCTGGAACTCTGCCTCCCCCGCTGCTCAGCAGTTATCACAACAACGATCAATTGCCGACGATCCGGACGGATATGGAGTCCGGCCCGCCGCGCAAAGCGCGTTCCACCCGCCACTTCATGACGCGGGGTCAGCTGTCCATGGTGCTAGACGCCAGCCAGATGGCCGCGTTCCAGCAAATGATTGTAGACAGCAATTACACTGCAGACTGGATCACAGACTGCCCAATCGATACCGGCGGCGGTTTAACGAACCACCGGATTAGAATATCATCCGTACAGCGTAAGGTGTCTGCGCCGCCCGATCGGCTGTGGACGGTTACTGTGTCTTTTGAAACGGATGAACATTTATGATGAATGACCCTGAGGTGCCTTTGAGCCCTGAGATTGTGTTGGCGCGGCAATTGTTGAAATCGTTCGGCTTGTCTGGCCGCGCCGTTCGCGAGCTTACGTTGGAATTGCGGGTAGGCTGCCTGCCGCGACTGACGATTGTTGAGGCTGTCACACCCGACACATTTAACGGCAGCGAGGCGGAGACCTTCGCGACGACGTTCAACCTCACAGAAGTGAACAGTGATGAGCAACCTACCTCAAGCGCTTAAAGAGGCCTACGCCCGCTCGAAATCATCGACACGGCATTTGCTGGCTATCGAACTGCAGCACAGCACATTTCCAAGCGGCGTATTACGGTGGGTCAACTACGATACGGATTTGACGGTGGACGGCGATATTTATGTCGGGCACGCTATTGAAATGCGCGAGCCGGCGGTTGGCGCAGAACCGGATGAAAAAATGAAAGTCGTTATCGACGGCGTCCCCGGGTCAGTGCAATTCTGGATCAACAACGCAATCCAGTCATCGACCAATATCTACGCGGACGTTCGACCATTCGCGTTCAACATGGACACAGAGTCAGTCATCGACATTGTTGGCGTCTATTCGTTCGTAGTCTCAAAAGTCAGTTACGACATGACCCAGGTCCAGCTGACGATGGGCCATTTATCGCCCACCAATATGGCGTTCCCGAACCGAAAATACGACCCGCTCACCTATCCGGCGCTATTCCGATGACACCTCCGTTTTTAGGGGAGCAATTCGACTCGTGCTGGGATTTCGTTGCCGCGTATCTGCCCGGCGTCGATCCATTGGCCTATCTGTGTCCAGACAAATTTGTGCAGGTGCGCAGGCCTCGGGACGGCGATTTGGTGATGACTCGACACAGCAATCATTGCGGCATTTACTGGCAGGGCGGCTTGCTGCATCAACCGGCGCGGGTACACGGGGTGGTCTATGAACCAGGCATTGGCGAAAACAAAAATTTTACCTACTACCGCTCAACCCTGCATTGTTCAAATTAGAGACCCGTTCAAGCCGGAAGAACTCGACTATGAATTCGTAGGCCCGGGTACCACCGTAGCCGATCATCTGCAAAACTATGATCTGGTAACCGCGCCCACACTGGTACTCTACAACCAACAGCCGCTCCTGGAGGCTGACTGGGAGCAGACCACCCTGGACGAGGGTGACGTGCTGATGCTGGTGGTGCAGCCCGGCGAGCTGTTCACCATCATATTTTTTGTCACTCTGGCTATTACGGCTGTTCTCGCCGCATACAGCCTGTATACCATCCTGACGCTGGATGAACCGGACCCAGGCTCTAAAAACGATTCGCCGACCTACACGATCAGCTATCGTGGGAACCAGCGCCGGCCGGGGCAGCCGATCCCGGTAGTTTATGGCGAGATGCGCACCTACCCTGACGTGACCGGCACGCACACGCGCTACGCGGGCCGCAACGACCAATGGATGTGGCAGATATTCGATCTCACCCTCGGCGAATGCGAAACCATCACCGCTGACGACATCCAATATGAAGACACGCCGCTCACCAATTTTGATGAATACGAAATAGAGCACGTACCACCCGGTGGAACTTCCGAGCTATACCCCAGGAACTACTTCGACTCGAGTGAAGTGTCGAACATCGAGCTGGTTAGCCTGGATCAGCGGACGCTCACGTATGCCGCCAATCCGGTCGGCACTGAAGTCCATCAGCTGATTTTCTATATCACGGCACCGAGCGGCATGTACTGGATTCATGATCGCAACGGTGAACACCGGTGGAAAGCGGCTGGCGTGCGGCTGGAGTGGCGTCTGTTCGGGTCGGCAGACCCGTGGCAGGAGGAGATATTCCAGATACCGTTTTCCGTTGCGCCGCGCAAGTACTCGAAATTTATTCGGGTGGCCCCTGGGCGTTACGAGGTCCGATGCTCACGCACAAAAACAAAAGGCGACCCGGACGGTTATAAAAACACGTCGACCAATGCGGTCGATGACGTGTTTTGGGAGGCGTTCAGTGCGGGAGAGGTCGGCAAGGAGCGCACCGAGACCACCCGGTTGGCGATCCGCATCCGCGCCTCGGAGGCTATCGGCAACGGCGCGCTCAGCCGCATGAACGTGCGCGTCCGGCGAAAAATATCGATCTGGGACAGCACCAACGGGTGGGGCACGCCAGTACACACCAAATTGGCCGCCTATGCATTCATGGACGCCTGCAAGAATTTCTATGGCGGCGCTCTGGATGACAAGTATATCGACCTTGCGCACCTGGAATCCCTGACGGGCTATGGCGTGGAATTCAATGGCGTGTTCGACGGCAAATTGACGCTGTGGAATGCGCTGAACGAAATTGCGCGCCCGATGAATGGCCGCGCCGTCCAGAAAGCCGGCGGAGTTTACTCGATTGCGCTGGACTTGCCCGACCAACCGCCGGTTGCCATGTTCACCATGCGCAACATCGTGCGAGGCAGTTTCAGCATAGAACATAATCTCCCGGTCGATGACAAAACCAATTTCGTTCGCGCCACGTTCAAAAATCGGGAGGAAGGCTACCGGGAGACTATTGTCGATTGTGTGCCTAACGGGATCACGCCAGATAAACCGTATGAGATCCGATTGCGCGGCGTAACTGACGGGGATGCAGCCTACGCCATCGGCATTCGGATGGCTAATGAAAGCCGGTGGCGTAAAAAGCAGATCACGTTCGAGACGGCGCTCGAGGGGTTCATCCCCAATTTTATGCAAACCATCCGGGTCGGGCATTACATGCTCGGCCTCGAGCAGACCGTCGATGCGGTATCGGGTGGCGTCAAAAGCCATACCGGCAATGTGCTGACGGTCGTAGAAGACCTGTCTCACCTGATCAGCGAAACCGATATTCGTTGTTTCCTGATGGATACGGATGGCTCTCCATGGGGTCCGGTATCGTGTACGGTACCCAATGAGAGCACCATAGACCTGGGGGCCAATACGCCGCCCGCCGGCATTTTGGTTTACGGCGACGATCATGACGAGCCCAAATATTGCGTGGGGCTTGGCGACGATTTCATGATGACCGCCAAGGTGCTGAGCGTACAGCATTCCGGCGAACATCGCGTCCGCATCACCGCGGTGGAAGACAACCCGAACGTCTACATCGAGGACGCGCCGCCGACATACAGCCCGATCGATCCACCCGTCGACCTGACGCCCCGGGTGGAGGAGTTGAAGGCCTCGCTGTATGGCCGCGGTGATAACCTCTACGCGCGGCTGTCATGGATAGGGCATAACTCGGATTACTATCTGGTAGAGATGTCCCTGGACGCGCAGGTGACCTGGGAGGAGATCGACCGACCCACCGACTCCGAACTCTCTGTCGCGATCCCGCTGCAGGACGGTATCGTTTTCCGGGTCAGAGGATTCAGCGTATTTCCAGGACCACCGGCGTTTGTCACCGTAGACGCGATCAATCGCCCGGTCGCCTACCCCATCATCTATGACCTGCGCCCCATGTACCCGTTCAACGGGCGCCGGATCGGTGTGGCGTGGCAGCAGTTGCAGGAAGGCAAGAATGCCTTCCTGAAATTCATATTCAATGGCGTTGAAGTGGTCAACACGCTGGTCGATCACACGGTCAGCTTCTTTGAGATTGACCACGATGTCGTGATGCAGGCGCAGAGTCGGGTGGTCCATGGCCAGCAGTTCCCGGCCGCCGGCTGCCGCACCGTCACTGTCCGGCTCCACGGTGCGCAGGAGGTTGACGGCGTCTGGCTGGAAGATACCAGCTATGAAGAGCTGGTCATGACCAATGACCCAATGGGGCGCATCCTGAATCTGGTAGCGACCATAGAAGGGGAGGTATTGAATGTTAAATTCGACTGGCCGGAAAACGACCCGGGCGCGGTCTTTGTATACGCTAGTCCCACGGCTGGCTTTACTCCAAGTGATGATAACCTTGTTCATCATGGCGACAGCAATTCCTTTGCTATCGTCGGTCAATTCCTACATCCGAGCACTCAGTACGTTCTGATCGGCGCGTGCGACCGCTGGGGGCCAGACAACATCGATTACTGGCCTGAGTTCCAGGTACAGTCAGAGGACCCTAGCCCGCTCGAGGACTATTTTGTCGATGGAGTACTCCAGATACCTCACGGTGGTACTGCATCAACGACAGCTACTGGCTCAGGCGAGACGGTCCTGGCTACCTCGCCTGCGCTGGCCGGTAACCCGACGGCGCCGACACAAGGCACCGGCGACAATTCCACCCGCATCGCCACCACGGCTTTTGTAAAAAGCCTGAACTATGCCACCGATGTGGACCTGACCGCGTTGGAAAATCGCATCGCAACGCTGGAAGGGCATTTCGTTGCCGGCGTGCTCGAGGTCGTGCATGGTGGCACAGGTACAACGACCAGCACGGGCACTGGCAGCGTGGTGCTTAGCAGCGGCGCGGTGGTATCGCTAGGGTCGGGGTCGACGGCAACGCATCCGCCCGCCGCGGACAGTACAGCGAAAATCGCGACCACGCAGTGGTGCTATGACCAGGGCTTTGGCGGAGACCCGCCCGACCTGAGCGGTTACGCGCCGCTCGACAGCCCGGCCTTCATCGGTACGCCTACAGCGCCCACGCCTTCCACAGGCAACGACTCAACCCAGCTGGCCACGACTGCGTTCGTTAAAAACCAGAACTACCTGGTAGCCGCCGACCTGAGCGGTTACGCGCCGCTGGCCAGCCCGGTTTTTACCGGGGACCCCCGCGCCCCAACACCGTTAACGTCCGACAACGACACGAGCATCGCCACGACAGCGTTCGTTAAAGCCCAGAACTATTTGGTCGACGCTGATCTGAATGACCTGGAAGGCCGGGTGGCGACGCTGGAGGGCTACTTTACGACAGGGGTACTCGATATTGTCCATGGCGGTACCGGCTCAACGACGGCGACGGGCACCGGGTCGGTGGTGCTGGCAAGCTCTCCGACCCTGACGGGTAATCCAAAAGCGCCGACGCCGTTAACGTCCGACAACGACACGAGCATCGCCACGACAGCGTTCGTTAAAGCCCAGAACTATCTGGATCAGGCAGACTATACCGATCTCGACGGCCGCATCACGACCAACTATAACGATGTCACGACGATAGCGGATTGGTTCGGCGGCCGTCCCGGGCCGCACGTACTGCAGGTCATTTACGGTGGCACCGGGGTCACGACCAGCACGGGCACCGGCAGCGTGGTGCTGAATACTGACCCTGCCCTTGCCGGCAATCCAACTGCGCCAACACAGTCCAGCGGCAACAGCAGTACCCGGATCGCCACGACAGCGTTCGTTAAAAACCAGAACTACCTGACCAGCGCCGACCTGAGCGGCTATGCGCCGATCAACAGCCCGCTGTTCACCGGCGATCCCCGGGCGCCCACGCCGCTGACCAGCGACAACGACACATCGATCGCCACGACGGCATTCGTTAAAGCCCAGAACTATCTGGATCAGGCCGATTTCGATAATCTGCAAGCGCAGATCACCAGCAACGACAATGACCTGGACGTGGTCGGTGGGTGGTTCCAGAACGGCAACCCGGGCTGGATACTGAAAACTGTCAACGGTGGGACTGAGACCGATACCGCTACCGGGTCCGGCTCGAATGTCCTCGCCACCAGCCCGGCACTCGCCGGCAGCCCCACCGCAACAACCGCGTCGACCAGCAGCAACAGTTCACGCATTGCCACAACAGCGTTTGTCCATGCACTGGTCAACGAGAGCGGCAACACGACATGGGATAAAGGGTCGAATTCAAACGGTGACTGGATTCGAAACAACACCACGGGGCTAATCATGCAGTGGGGCTATTTTGACGAGGACACATTAAACAACGGCACTGCTGTGATCACGTACCCTATCGCGTTCACATCGACCAACCACGCGATAATACCTACTGTACACGATTCATCCTCGGGCTCGAATGGCCTTGATTTTTGTTCGGCCTATCGTGCTACGTCCAAAACGACAACAGGCTGTTCTATCTCCGTACCGACTAATGCCGGCGGCACATTCCTGGTTATAGGCTATTGATCTCATGCCACGCTATTACAACAAAGTCACTCGCACAGAATCACTGGACCCGGCCGCTCCGGATGTCGTCGAACTGCCCGACGATAACGTATTCTGGACACCACGCCCGGCAGGCCATCGGCTTGTCTATGATGTCGACGATCTGCCGCTGGCGTATGAAGCTGTCCCCGATCCGGCTATCGGCACTGATGCGGCGATACGAAAAGACCTGGGCCAAGCCGATCTAACCACGCGCCGGCTACTCATGGGGCTCATTCGCGCGGATCGAGGTGACCGGGATGCTATTGAGTCTATTTATACGACGCTCGGCAATATCGCGTCCAAACACAGTGTCACGGTCGATTATGTGATTAATCTGATGGACATCTAATCTCAGTGCCAGCGTTTGCCGGTTATCGGCCGGCGCAGCCATTCGGCGGAATTCCCGAACGGCACGTCCAGGTCCTGCCTGGGCCGATTTTGGTGTTTATGTTTGTTTCTTTGCCAGCTTTCGCGTTTTGCGGTGTTGTAGCATTTACGGCACCGTGCGTTGACCTCTCTGGGCCTACGTCCACAGACTCGGCATAAGATCTGATCCTCGATTGATTCGGGCAGTAATTTCGGCCTTGAAGTTTTCATAATCAGCCGTCCAGAATGCGTGAAATCCTTTTTTCTGTAGTGTAGCCAATCGTTTATATTGAATCTCTGTCGGCACTCTTCCCGGCTTTTTCAGCTCAACGAATGCTACAAAGCCCCGTGGCACCAATACCACCCGATCCGGCCAGCCGAGCGAACCGATACCCTGCAGTTTGATCATATGCCCGTCAAGGTCATTCTCGATATAGGCTTTGCATTTAGATTCTATTTTCGACTCGCGCATATTATAATCCCTGCCTTTTTTAAACTGGAGCGACTATTGTGAAAGCAAATACTGTCGACAGCAAGTCGGTGACGCTGTACCTGACCAAAGAGACCGTGGAAAAGATTGCGGATTTCGCTGAAGCCACCCACCGCACTAAAAGCCTGGCCGCGGAGATATTGATCCTGCACGGGATCGCGAACTACGACATTAAAGCTGCAGCGCCAAAACGGGTGGCTAAACCGAAAAAAGCCACTGCGGCGAACACCCGGGTAAAGAAGCCTGCTGCGAAAACCTCAGGGAGGAAACCGGCGGCAAAAACGCCGACAAAAGCCAATGGAACTACCCAGCCGAACGCAACGCCGCCTAGGAAGCGGCGCCGCTCCCCTGCTGCATCCTCTGCTGCTGCAGAGACGCAAGCCGCTTGACCACGGCTTCTTGCACGGTCATGCGATTTTCGAGCATTGCGATAATATCGTCATCGACCGTGCGGCCGTCCGGGTGGGTCATGTTGAGGTGATGGATTATTACCGTCCGATTTTTCTGCCCCTGGCGGTAGAGGCGCCCGTTCGCCTGGGCGTAAATCTCGGGCGAACTCTCCTGGCAGTACCAGACAATAATGTGCGCGCCGCCAAGCTGCAGGTTCAGGCCATGGCCTGCAGTTAACGGGTTGGTAATCAATACCGGAATCCTATTGGCGTTGAAGGCATCGACACAGGCCGTGGTGTTGTGCCGGGTCATCAATGTCGATTCGGGGAAGCGAGCCTGCAAGGCAATACCCTCTACGATGTATTTACAGAACACCAGCACCGGGTTACCATTCGCGCCCTCGATGATAGTCTCCAGGTGATCCATCTTGTCCTGATTGTGCCAGATCGTTTCCTTGCAGTCGGTATAGGAAAACCCCTGGATTACCTGTAGCAGCTTGTTCCATAGCACCCCCGCGGACGCCACGGTCACATCCTTTCCCTGCCACTCCACCGCCATCTGGCGCTCGAGATCGTTGTACAGTGACCAGTGCTCGTCACTCATGCGGATGTCGTGGTGGGTGGTGATGCGCTCTGGCATGTCCAGATGATCCTCGGCCTTCAACTGGTACACGATCGGTGAGATGCGCTCAGTGATGACTTCCGCGGCTCCGGGCTTGATCGTGTATTCCCGGTCGAAGGGCGACTGCAGATAAAAGAACAGATTGATGTATTGATCCTTGGTCGTGCCAAGCGCTTTGCCGCCGTCGATCGTGCGCAGCTGACCGAACAGGTCGATGAAGCCTTGCGTGCTCATCGGCGTGCCGGTCAGACCCCAGTGCCGATCGAACCGGTGATAGTTCCGAAGGATCCACCGAGCACGCACCGTGCCGACGTTCTTGCACTTGGTCAGCTCGTCCCAGACCACGATGTCCCAGGGCCATTCCCTGCCGGTGCGCTTCAGTTCCTTCTCGAGCCACGCCAAGCCTTCGTAATTGATCAGGTGGATGTCCACTTTCTGTCGCAGCCGCTGGGCCTTGTTCGGGCCGTGCAGCAATTGCATGGACAGGTGCTGGGTCTCGGCCCACTTGGCGCCTTCGGCCTGCCAGACCGCCTGGACCACCGACAGCGGCCCGACGATCAGCATCTTCTCGGCAGCGTCCGCGCGGCGCAGCAGGATGAAGGCCAGCAGGGTCTGGATGGTCTTGCCCAGCCCCGGGTCTTCGAACAGGCAGGCATTGGGGTGGTTGACTAAATGCAGGATCCCTTTTCGCTGATAGTCTCTTAGTTTAATCTTCATGCATGACCTCGAAGCAGGTTTCGATGAACAGAGCTGCCTGTTGCGGTACTATCGCGTTTCCGTATCCACGTAAACATCGTGCTCTGCCGGATACCCCATTAACCAGCGGCTCAAGGCCGGGTTTAACCGGCCTGAACTTGTTGTCCCGGCAGTAGATCCAGTCGGCGCCTGCCCAGTGTCCGTTAGTCGGGCCTGCAGGTTCAGACTGGTTAACATCGCCCCCTGGCATAAGTCCTGCGGGCCGCCCTTGCGTGCTATCTCCGAGGCCGCTCCCGCCGCCGTGCGAACGTTCTTGCCGCCGTCCGCTGCCCTCGGGCTGGGCCAGCTGGTCAACTGTGCCGTCACGTCTAGCGTGTCGGTCGATGTCTTCCCGTTGCGTATCCTGCCGCCCACGTAGCCGCCCTTGTGGTCCCTGTTGCTCGGCGTTGGCCAGGCTGCCAGTTGTGCCACCACTGCTATGTCGGACAGCGCCACTCCCATCGAACTGCCATTCGCCACTGCCTTCCGCTTGCGCGCCAGAAACTGCTCCGGTGTACCGCCAGCTGCAGTGCGTAGGGCCACCCACCGATGCCGGCGAAGAAATGGCACTGGACATAGCCCTCGAGATCCTCCGGTTGTACCTCAGCGATGCTGCGCCTGTCTATAATGCCTGCAGGAATAAACCGGCGTTCAATCAAGGCCTCTAGCCAGTCAGCAGCGTGAGGGTCGATCTCATTGTAATAATTCACGGCTGCATTTCCTGCATTTTCGCATTGTACAGTCTCACCGACTCGTTGATGATGGCTTGCCGGTCATCCCGGTGGACCCACACCTCTACACGCACAAAGCCTTGCTTCTTCCTCCACTCGCGCAATCCCTCAGTATGTTTGCGCTGAGTCTCGCGCTTCTTTGTAATATCATTTGCTGACATAAACCACCTCGTCTCGCCATGCAGCCTCTGCAACCTGCAGGCTGCGCGTTAATGTTTCATCGGGCATCCGATAGACCAGGACCCTACCTTTACCCATCCCGGGCCACCGGCACGATCGCCGGATCTCGTTATAGAACTCGGCCTGCGCCACTACTCGCGACGTAGAGCGGGCGTTGAAATAGCGCAGTGCTTTCTGCCGGGTCAGCACGTCTTTCACAAAAACACTCCCAGGATAAAGCCCGCCAGCAGCGCCATAACAAACCCGCCCGCGGCCTGCTTGCGCGGCTTGTCACACCCACCATGGTGAACCGTCAAATGCCTGTCCAGGTCAAACTGGTAGAAGGTCACGCCTTCCATCGGCCGGATATTCTCCCGGCAAGCCACGCACCAGGAAGGTTGACCGTTAAACCCCATTACCTTCTGCACTTCATCATTTGCCGCGTTCAGCATCGGTGATCCTCCTGAAATAGCGCTATCGCCGCAGCAAGCCGCGCACCTTCCTTCTTTTTCGCGTACTGCATCGGTCGTTTCACGCGTCGGTGCAACCGCTCGAGGCACTGGAACGAGGTATCCACCGTCAGCACCGTCTGCTCGTATCGGAAGGTATGTTTCGGCCCACCGGGGACATACATTATCCGCTCATTGGTGAGAGCCTCAGCCATAAGGCTCTCGATGTGGGCCAGGGTCTCGCGCTTGTTCATGCGTAATTGTTCCACTCGATGCTGTTCTCGATCTCGGTCAGTTCCTCGACCGTCGTAGCCTTGGTTAGCTGGATACGCGCGTCGGCCAATTTGAGCGCGTGGGCATGCATAGCTTTTGCCGCGTCCATTGTTTCCCTTACCTCTCTGGCCACATCGTCGATAAGCAGGGCTTGCAATTCTTTGAAATTGATTTCCATGACCATTCTCCTTTTACATCGTACAGCAGCCGCAGCACGGCGCATCTTCGCAGAGGCCGCGCCGGTTGCGCGTGCCCATGAATCCCGTCACCAGGGAGTAATAGGTGATCACTTCACCTTGGCCGGCCTCATCGCAGGCGAGGTGCCGGACCACCCAGGAGCCGTTCTCCCGGCTTAGCGAGCCGGCGTTGGCCGGCACAGGGCCGCGGCACTCGGCGCACGTCCCGCGATATCGATTCACTGCCATAATTAATTACCCTCCGCACAGCATGGGGAAAACGCACCCCAATCGACATTATTGATAATCCCTATCAATTGCTCGGAGGTCTCTGCCTCCTCAGCATCCTGCAGTGCCTCGTGCAGAGGCCTCGCCGAGACCGAGTCCAGCCGGCCAGCAGCGCCAAACAGGTGCGGGTGAGTCTCCCGCGTGATTGCCTCATACTCTGCAATCTCCCGCTTCAGACCACTAATGATATCGATCTTCAGTTCCTGGAATCCCATAATCCCTACTCCTTTCAGATAACGTTGACGGCGAGTATCGCCATGCCGGTAACTGACCCGGCCAGCACTATGCCGATCCCGGCCAAAATAAAAACTTCTCTCATGAAGGCATCCTTTCAATTTTGTATTCGATGAGGATTTTGTTTTCCTCATCCAGGGTGGAGAAATTCTCGCAGTAGATGCGAGAGCCATATTTCAGGTCTCGAGCGATCCGATCTGCCCGAAACTTCCGGGCCTCTTCATCCGTTTTGAAGTTCTGTCGCAGCTGGGTGGTGCTCAGTCGCGGTCTGGCCTCTACATCGGTCAAGGTGATTCGGACTTGGTACATTTAATTCCCCTCTTCTGCTGTGACGGGCGCCTTATCGGCGCCGGGCATCCTGAATATGCTTGATATCCTTGATCTTTTTTGCCGTGTTGCGGGCGATTTGCAGGTAATCCGCATCGCCGAAGGTGTTGTATTCGTTAAGCGCGCTTTCCTTTGCGGCGTTCAGATACTCGAGTTCCTCCGCCAGCTCCAGGTCGGTCATATTCAGCAGTCGAGTCGCGTAGTTCATGATATTTCCTTCGTTTCGTTCAGTTGTTGGGGGCATTATACACTATTACCGGTAACTGTCAACAC